TAGCCACCACGTAGGAGTTCCTCAATTACGTCCCCCGTAGTTACACCAAAACGACCCGCGGCCATAGGGATAGTTGTCTCTCCGGCTGCTATAGCCTGAGCGGCTGTATCTCGTTCTGCCTGTGTGTAATCTCCATCTACATCAATAAGTTGGTAAGGTGTTTGAGTTGTAGTTGTGCCAGTTGGGGTTGTGGTTGTGCCAGTTGGGGTTGTGGTTGTGCCAGTTGGGGTTGTGGTTGTACCCGCCAAAGTAGCAGCAGGGGCAGGAGTTCCAGCGATTCCACCAGCAGCTTCTGTTTGTTCTTGCTGTAGTGCTGCAAGGCCCAGTAGTTCTTTACCAGCAGCTTCATAGGCTTGCTGTTGTTCTAGAGCCGCTTGATTCATAGCCTCCAGTTCAGCACCGCCCAATATGGCGTTATCAGGGCCACGCGTAAAATCTACGTCCGTAAAATACCGTCTACCGGCTTCACCGGGGCGTCTGCCTGTAGAATCAAAAGCGCCGGGTACAAGGGTGCGAGTAGCCGTATACTCAGGGATACCGCCTGTGTAGCCTTGTGTGCCGCTAGTCTGCCCTTTACCGCTGGTTGCGCCCAGTATGCCGCCAAGCCCCGCACCTAGGATACCCAGTGTTTTGGGGCTTACCTCTTGACCAAATAATTTCATCTTACATCCCTCGTAATAGACGAAGTATTCTTTCAAAATCGTCTGTACCGCCTATCATACCACCCTCTGCGGCTCTTACTATGTCTTCTTCCTCTTCTTCTGTAGCCTGAAAAGGTTGTTCTAAGCCTTTTGCAAAGTCGTATAAATAGTCGATGTCCACACTGGGGCCGGGGCCACCAGATACTGTACGAATACCGCCTGATGGGGCTGTAGTGCCGCCACCTCCACCACCTCCGCCTCCACCAGCAGCCGCAGCTTCTACACTAGTTTTGGTTGGTTCTGGCAAAGAAGTTCTGGTGGGGTCGGTTCTTTCACTTGCAATTATGTCTGCTACTACTGCTTCTGGTAGGGAGGTTCTAGTTACTGCTGGCAGTTCTGCTGTAGGTAATGAAGTCCGAGTTACTGGTACTTCTGCTCCCGGCAATGAAGTCCGAGTTACTGGTACTTCTGCACTTGGCAAAAGCGGGTCTGTTTTAGTTGTAGTGCTTGTTTCAGCAGCGGTTACTATATCTGGGGCCGTTCCAGCGTCAGGGGTAGGGGTTACCGTATCAGCGCCTCCTATAGTTTCTTTTTCTCGTATTATGGAAGGCTCTACACCGTAACCAACTAAAGTTTCTTTATCGTCTTCGTCGAATAAAAGCCCTGCTGAAGCCACCCCAGCTAATATTGTAGGCGCTTGGTCAATCACAGTAGACGGTATAGAGGCAATAATATCAGCTACGTTACCTCCTTGTTGGTGTATGTCTATCGCACGATCTATTATTGGCCCTAATATTGGTATTTGGGGTATACCTACTTTAGTGCCTCGCCCAGCACCCGTCTGACCTGTGCCCAATATAGTAGCTGGGGCTTGCCCTCCACCAAGAACAAACGTCCCTCCAGCACCACCACGCACAATGTCCATAATATTTGGGATAAATGCTTCAAGCTGTGGCCCCGGAAATACTATATTAGCAACGTCGGCAGTGCCTTCTACTACGGCATCCTTAACCTCAGTAGGGCTAAGACCTAACATAAGCCCTTGATTTACCGCGTCTTCTAGTGTTTCTTGGTATCCTTCAGTGCCCCCTTCTCCTAAAACCGCTCCTTGCGCCACCTTAGTGGCTATCTTTTGATATGCGTCTTGCTCGGGGGTAGTTTCTTCAGCGACCATGCCGCTGCCATCAAAAAAGCCCAATAGGTCTGCAACAGAGTAAGCTAATGCAAGCGGGCCGAGACCCTGCATTAAAGTCCCTAACCCGAATTTAGCGGCACCTGCTTTTGCTGCTTCTTGTGCTGCAAGTTGAGCGGGATTTGTACCTAGCAGAGAAGTCAGCCCCGATGGGCCAACAGCTCCACCATACGTAGCTGTCCCTGCTAATTTATCGAGAGCGGTTTTAACTGCTTCTGATTCTGCGCTCATCTCTAACCTACGGAGGTGTCGGTAGTGTCTCAGGCAATACTGAGACGAAAGTTACAGTGATTACAGCAGAGGGTTCGCCGGGGTGAGGGCTAGCAGCAGCCTCAAAGTCCAGCTTGGTATCTATATCGTCGGATGACCACATCATCTCTATGTACGACCCTGCCTGTAGATCAATATTAAAACTCCACGCGATGTCGTTACTGTCGTTGGAGCCTTGTAAAACCAAATGTCTGGCCGAATAGTTTATATCCGTACCATCTCGCCTGATCCACACGTATACGTTCTTGGACGAGGCTGAATTACTTACTGCCTGCGCTACAAACTGGAAGTTATAAATACCAGAATATGTTGCTGTAATCTGGCTGTTAGAACCGCCATTTATTTCTATTGCTTCGCTCAAATAGGTGTTTTCAAAACTAACTACCTGAGCTGTGTTTACTACTGCTATGGGCTGATCTGTAGTGGAGAAGAACAACCCGTTAGGCTTTTCTATAAACTGACCACCATACTCACCGGTTAACAAGTTTACATTGTTTGCTAACCTATTGAAAAACAAACGCAAAATATTATTTAGGTCATCTAAATACGTCCGCAGTATGTTTCTCTCTGGCGGTATCGGCAGGGCAGGGGCTTCTACCTTATTTATCAGACGGTTAGCCACTAACCTCTCCTGCCGTCAGGCCGCATATCCATCCTAGGTGCGCCTAGTTTCCACGTTACTCCTAGTTCTGTAGACTCAATCTTGATCGACATCTGCCGACCTCGTACCCGTGTAAATACCTGCCCTGTAAACTCTTCTACAGGCACCACGGCTGTTCTGGTGACCGTTGCGCTGCTGTTACCCCCGACTGAGGCTGGGTCATACCGTCCAGAACCTGAGTTCTCCAAGGGGTTCAGAGTCATGGTAGCCGCAGGAGAATCCGCTGTAGAGCCAGTAAACGTCATATCAGGCAGCATCTTGTTAATCAGCATGAACCGGTCGCCATCGTCCAGATCGAACTGTGTAGAAATTATAGTAGCTACAATCGGGTTAGCCGAGCCTAGCTCGTTACAGTCTACGCCGTACTCCTGATAGACCAAGTTGTTACTATAAGTAGCAGATATTGGGTAATCCCGCAGATCAGAGTCAATCCACGCCGAACGGCTCATCGTGCCGTAGTACCAGACGTTTTCGACATAGTTATACACCACGTATCGGTCATTCTGTGTAGCTTCGGCAGAGCAGTAGAACCACCATATCTCGTCAAACTGCTCGTTAGAGCCACAAACCACCTGATCGGCTTGGCCTTGGTTGAAATCATCAAACACGTAGCTACGCACGTCGCAAGGCAGCGTCTTAACGGTACCGTCGTAGTAGTAAAACTTATTTGTGCCCATCCAGTAGGCAATGTTGTTTGAGTACACAGCCGCATTCGGGCTGGCTATGGTCAGGTTTGAGCCTAGAAGCTGCGCTCCCCATACCTCTGGAGCACCCAGATACTGTAGGCCGTACAGGGCCGAATCAGTCCAGACCAGCACCTCTTGTCGTGCTTGGATAGCATCTACGATCTCTGTGCCTTCTGACAGACGCAAACTACCTGCTTGGTTAGTCGCGGCAGGTGTCCAATTAGCCACGTCCTCTTGGTCAGACCAACGGATTAGCATGGGATCAAGTGCAGAACTGCCAAAATCATTGGCTCCAAAACAGAACGCAAAGCGGAATATGTCTGATACAAACGCTAGATTTACTATAGTAGGCACATCAGACGCTCCACCCAAGGAACTGACGTATACACCTCGCGTACTAACCCCAGAGCTTGCATCCCAGTACAATGGTGCCCCACCACGGTGGGCAAAGAATAAGTCCTCACCGAAGTTAGATTGACTCCAGATACGCATGGGGGCTACGGTTGTACCGCCTGAACCCCACGTTCCAGACCCCCAACGCCCCGCACCCCAACCAGTAACGGGCACCTCAATCTCGTTACCTGTATTGATCTGGTAAGTACCTACGACAGAAGCCCCACCGTTGCCTGTGTCAGACGCGTTTGCGGTTACTGCGCTCCCGCTAGTGTCCTTAGCCTCGATTGTGTAGGAGTCTTCGTCGATTATGGTGGCTATTTGGTACTCCTGATTGAGCACGTCAGCCGTAATATTGCCGCCCAACGAGACAGCCCCTGAAAAAGTCACAAAGTCGTTCTGGAGGGCACCGTGGGCTGTATCAGATACAGTAAGTGTGGCATCACCGTTTACGGCTGCAAACGTAACATCGCCCGCTGCTGTAGTTGCTCTAATAGGAGTAATATCGTAGTAAGCGCCACCACGCTCTATGTAGTATTTCAGGTTGGTGCCAGCAGCGACCAGATTTTGCAGGCTAAGAGTTGCCCAGTTAAGTAATGACCGAGCCACGCCAAGATAAGTATTAGCAGAAA